CTGTATCAATCAACGGCGGAGATATACCAACAATAGAAGAATTTGACGATTATGTTTCCGGCCTGAGAGATGAAGTTGATTTAGACATAATGGAATTCCCCAATTTTTATAATTGGACACCGGCAGAGCGTCTTTATGTTGCAGTCAGAGAACAGGCTTACAGAATTGCATTGCATTATCGTTGGAAGTTGGAAGGAGGTGCGCTACGATGAAAACAATGTTTCACGAAACAATGTCCAGCACTCAGGCGCAGAGAGTTCTTTTCGATTACGCAAGCGCGCACCGAGGAGAAGACTTGTCTGAGGTAAAGCGGCAGTATTCCCAAATTGTCCCTAAAATCGTAAAAAGGGAACTGCGCGAAAGCGACGGAAGAATGACCAGCTATCATTGCGAGTAAGCCAACAATCAAACACGGAAGGACAGACCCAAACGGGCCTGTCCTTTTTCTATGGGGTGAACGAATGTTAACACCAGTTACAAACATTGAAATGTACCTTGCCAAGCTGGACGGGATGGATATTCCGATTCCGACGCCGGTTGCGCGCAAGGAGTTTTACCTTGCCAAGCTGTGCGGGATGGACGTTCCGGTTCCCACCCCTGTCACTCAGGACGAAATGTATCTGTATGCCTTGTGCGGGTATACGGTAGACGTTCCACTTCCTGTAACGCGGCTTCAAGTGTTCATGGCCGCAAAGCTTGGAATGAATGTCCCGACGCTTGCTCCCGTAACAAGGGAGGAATACTACTGGAGCCAGTACGAACCGACGCCGCCGTATGTTGTCGAAACTGTCACCGGGACAGCGCCGCTTCTTCTTACCGGGGCTGTCGCGGAGAGTATCGTCAGCCTGACCCAGTACGGCAAATGCGAACAGCGTAATTTGCCACAGGGCTTTACGGAACTGGACTATATCCATTCTGCGGGCGATGCGTATATCGACACGGGCATCACGCTTGACGAGGACGATGAAGTAGAGGTCGTGTTCAGACCTACGGACGGCACACAGACCTCGCGGCAGATTTTCGGCTACCGCGCAAGTGCATCCTCGCAGAATGTTTCACTGTTTATGAGCGGGTCGAACACCTTTGTCTGCGACTTCAACAACAGCGGATATGCCGACTACCGCGCAATCGGCGGTTCTCCAACGACAAACAAAGTCTTCCGTGCCGTCCTCAACAAAAATCTCCGCGCCGTGTACGATGGAAATACTGCTGTCTGCTCAAACAGCACCGCTTGCTCCGACACGATTTCCACGGGAAATGTCTACATCGGATATACGGGCGGCTCTCCGTCATCCACAACGATGTTTATTGGCGATTTCCTGCGGGTTACCATCAAGGGCAAGGCGAACTTCGTCCCCGCAAAGCGCAACAGCGATAACGCCGTTGGTATGTACAACACGGTTGACTGGACTTTCCATGCGTCTGCTGATGATAACGCTCCGTTCACGGCGGGGTCTGTCGCCGTTCCCACGCCGGACGCTCCGGTGGACATCGTGTGCAACAACGGAAAACTGGAATACGGAGCGTTGGGTGCAAACCTCTTTGACCCGTCCCCGTCTGCGATTCTGCTGAACTACTATCGCAACAGCACAACTGGCGTTCTCACGCCAAGCAACCCAAACTTTATAAGCGCAGGGTACATTCCAGTCAAGCCGAACACAAGCTATGTCCTTGTCGGACGGGCAAAATCTGACAATACGATTTCTGCGTGGAACAGAATTTATTGGTTTGACGCTGATAAGGAGTTTATCAGCACTTGCTCATATACGCAGAATACCGCTACCGTTGCGACCTCTCCCGCAAACGCCGCATACGCGCAGTACGGCATCAACTACAACAATTCCACGGCAAATGTCGTAACGCAAGCAGAGGTTGACATCTACAATTACACATTCTGTGAGGGAACTGCCGAACCCGCGACATTTGTTCCGTATATCGGCGGCGTGAAAGCTGTCGGCACTCCTGAAGTGCTGACGGTGAGCGCGGACGGCGCAACCGACCAGACCGCCACCGTGGAAAATTTGTTTGCTGTTGGCTCTTACGCCGATACGCAGGAAATTATCGGCGGCGACATCACCCGGAAAACTTGGGTGGTTGCGTTTGACGGAACGGAAAACTGGGCAGTCTATGAAGGCGTGTTCTACGTTTACACGAACGACATCGGAAAGCGCGGAGCGGAAACAGGCGGTGCGTATGCTCCGTTTGCTACCAGATTTAAGGCTGTATCGTCTGGTTTTGGAGATTTGCAAGACGGCGAAATCGAGTACGCCGGGGACACTTCCCTTGAACTGGTCTACTCCGGTGCGGCTGACCTTGCCGCTTTCAAGGCTAAACTTGCCGAATGGTACGCCGCAGGAGAACCGATGATTGTGGTTTATCCTGCGCCAGACAGAACAGAAACCACTACCGCACAGCCGTTGAATACCGCGGATGGGACGAACACCGTTTCCGTTTCCGCGAATGTATCCCCCATCACTCTTACGGCGGAATACATGGCGAATGAATAAGACAAGCTATTAACTGCGGCGGCTCAGTTAGAAACGGGCGGTCTATATGGCTACCCGTTGGTTACAACCGCTAAAACTTAATGATTGGAGCGTCCGAGAGGGCGCTTTTTTCATACCCATTTACCGCGCCGGTGGTTAATCCGGCTTAATCCGTACTGGAGACAGACCAGTTAAAAAATCATGTTGGAGGATGAAAAAATGAAAAACATTAGCGAAATCCTGAAGGAAATCGGGCTGGAAATCCCTGAGGACAAACAGAACGATTTCAATGCCGCCTTTTCCGAGAACTATAAGACCAAGGCAGAGTTTGACAAGAAGCTTGGCAAGGTTGAAGAGGAACGGGACGGGTGGAAATCCAAGGCCGAAACCGCCGAAACGACCCTGAAGGGCTTTGAGGGGGTTGACCTTGAGAAAATCAACAAAGACCTTGCGGACTGGAAAACCAAGGCGGAGACCGCCGAAAAAGAGTATCAGAAAAAGATTGCTGAACGCGATTTCAGCGACGCCTTGAGCGCCGGGGTTGGAAAGTACAAGTTTACTTCCGAGGCCGCAAAGCGAAGCGTCATGGATGAAATCAAGAAAAAGGGCCTGTCCATGAGCGACGGCAAGATTCTTGGCCTTGATGATGCAATCGGCCAAATCCGGGAAGCCGACAAGGGCGCTTTTGTTGATGAAGAGGAAGCGGAAATGGAGACCAACCGGGCGAAGTTCACCGCTCCTATGGACAGAGTAAATGGCACGGCGTTTGAAAAAATGTCCCTTGCCGAAAAAATGGCCTATGCCAACACCCACCCGTCCGCGAGTGTAGTTGTTGACTGGCTCAAAAAATAATTCAAAAGGAGAAAAACAATGGGAGTTTTCGATTACAAAAACTTCAATTCCGAGGTTTTCGGAAAGTATCTTGAATCCGTTCCCCGCGTGAAGCAGAATGCTCTGCTGAAGGCTGGCGTTCTGCGTACCCGGAACGACCTGAAGTCCATGCTGGTTGACCAGACTGGCGGAAACTTCATTTCCGTTCCCATGACCGGGCGTATCGGCGGTACCGCCATTAACTATGACGGTTCCACCAACATCACCGCCACCCAGCTTGAGACCTTCCTTCAGAGCATGATTGTTGTCGGTCGTGCCAAGGCTTGGGAAGAGAAGGACTTTTCCTTCGATATCACCGGTCACGACTTCATGGCTGACATTGCCAATCAGGTTGGCGACTACTGGGACGATATCGACCAGCTCACCATCCTGAAGACTCTGGACGGCATTTTCGGTGTTTCCACCAACAGCTTCAACACCGACCATACCTATGATGTGACCGCCGACAGCGTGAACATCGTTTCCGCCGCCGCTCTGAACAACGCGATTCAGAAGGCCGCTGGCGCGAACAAGAACATTTTCACCGCCGCTATCATGCACAGCGCGGTTGCTACCACCCTTGAGAATGCTCAGGTTCTTGAGTATTTCAAGTACAACGACGCGAACGGGATGCAGAGGAATTCTTCTCTGGCCTCTTGGAACGGTCGTACCGTCCTGATTGACGATGACGTTCCCGCGCTGTCTGGCTACTATGCGGCCAGCTCCGGCGACGCTGGCGCTCTGAAGGTTGTCTCTTCCGGCGCTACCGGCGCTCAGGTGAATCTGTCCACCGTTCAGGCGGCGGCTTTCTATCCCGCTGGCGTTGCCGCGGACGACTATGTGGTTCCCGGCATGAAGTACACCACCTACGTCATGGGCGAAGGCGCGTTCGACTACTGCGACTGCGGCGCGAAGGTTCCCAACGAGATTTACCGCGACCCCACCACCGCTGGCGGTAAGGACATGCTGATTACCCGTCAGCGCAAGCTGTTTGCCCCGCGCGGGTTCAGCTTCGTTCTGGCCGACGCTTCCACCCACACCGCGATTGTCAGCCCGTCCGACACCCAGCTTGCTACTGCGGCTCAGTGGACGCCCGTGGTTGACACCGCTGGCACCGGCTACTTCGATTCCCGCGCTATCCCCATTGCCCGTATCCTGAGCCGGGGCTAATCCTATGAGTGCCAATACTCCTGTGGCGCGGCTGGACACGCTTCCAGCCGCGACCCTTGATAAGCTGTTGGCGCTTGCGGATAAGGCCGACGAACTTCTGGCGCTTCAGGGCCTTCCGTCTGTATCTTCCACGTCCAACGGGAAGGTTCTTACGGTTGTAAGCGGAAAGTGGAAAGCGGCGAACGTTCCGGCAGAACTTCCCGCCGTTACCGCTGATGACAACGGCAAAGTGCTTACGGTTGTTTCCGGCGCTTGGGCCGTCCCTGAGACCGCTCAGGAAGAGACTTGATAAAAGAGGGATAAGCTATGGCATACATCACGGAAGCCGATTACGAGGCGCTTTACGGCACAATAGAGACCGCCGATTTTACGCGGCTGTCCTATGACGCCTCCCGGTTCATGGATTACATGACAACCGGCATTGACAACGTAAAAAAGTTGCAGAGCTATCCGCCAAGCGGCGACGATGTGAAGATGTGCTGTGCCAAGCTTATCTCCCTTATGCAAGCCATTGAAGCGGCGGATGGATTCATTACAAGAGATGACGGGACGGTTACTACCAAGTCCGTCTCGTCTATCTCTTCCGGTAGTGAATCTCTGAGCTTTTCCAATGGTTCTTCGCTGTCGGCGGCTGTTGCGGACACCAATGCGAGGCAGAAGCTTTTCGCGGATACCGTCAAGTCTTATCTTGGCGGTCTTACAGATTCAAACGGTGTAAATCTCCTCTATATGGGGAGGTATCCGAATGTACAATAACACGGTAACGCATTTTTGTCGGCGGCGGTACAACGGCACGGATACATGGTACCCGACCGTGTTGACCAATGTTGACCTGAATGTGGACGCGGCGGCAATCCGAAGGGCATACGGAGCCGAAACGAATGACCGGGCGAAGCTACACATCCGGTACGCTCCCGGCGTCGTTATTGCTGGAAAACAGTATTATCTTCCGAAAGACTGGAGCGGGACGGGAATCACGTTCCACGACGGGGAGCTGTTCGATTTCTTTTGGGAAGGCGAATGGCAAGGGATAGAGCAAACTGTCAACGGCGTCACGACTATCGTTTGGAACGTGAACGACGAAGACTATACAAGCGGGTTCTACGATTACATGCGGAAGAATCACGATATGGTTTTTGCTGTCACGTCCGTTGCCAAGTACGACTGCATTCCGCACTTTGAAATCATGGGTGCGTAACGATGGGGCTTGATATCGAGGTAAAAATCGACATTGACGCTAATCGGCTTGGGGAAAGAAAGAAAAAGGCGCAATACTGGCTGGACAGTCAGATAATGACCGACATGGTTCCGTTGATGCCTATGGACACCGGTTCATTCATCAACTCCACCATTGCACAGAGCGCGGCTTTGGCCGGTTCCGGTGAGGTAATCGCCGGTATCGGGCCGCACGGACGCTTTCTTTATGAGGGCCTTGTCATGGTTGACCCGGAGACGGGAAGCCCGTGGGCCAGACCGGGAGTAAAGAAGGTAGTGACCGAAAGGCCGCTTGTGTTCAGCAGGGCCAGCGCCGTTGCACACTGGTTTGATGAAACGAAAGCCGTTCATCTTGCCGACTGGGTGAGAGGCGTTGCAAAGTTCTATGGAGGGTAACATGGCCGAAAGAGTAAGAGACGTACAAAGCGAAGATGTAATTACCAACGCTTTGATTGCGCTTGTAAATCAATATCCGAGACTTTCAACCGGGGAAACGATTTCTTTTGGTACACTCTCCGAGGACGGCGGTATTGCTATGTTCCCCATGACCGGCGCGGTGATTGAGCGGGATTCCGTGGACATTCTTGGAAACCACGAACAAGTCTGCATGTACCCGTTCTTTGTCTATTACCGCGTATCCGGCTTGACTGAAAACAGAAAGGTATCTGTCAAGGAATGGCTTGATGACCTTGGCCGCTGGCTTGAGAAACAGCCTATCACGGTTGGGGGAACAACGTCTGTATTGTCGGAATACCCTACACTCTCCGGGAACCGAAAGTTCCTGACCATCAAGCGCACAACCCCGGCCAGTCTTGATTCTATCGGGAAGGGTCAGGAAGAAAACTGGGCCATTCGCCTTGTGGCCCGATACCAAAACAACTTCTGAAAGGAGATAAACAATGGCGGCTGAAACTCCCGTAACTGCTTTTAACATGACCAACACGGGCGATGTTGCCAAGCGCGAAGCGTTTTCCCTGTGGTACAACGACCGCGCTTCCGGCTCCGGCACCCTGTCCTCCCCCGCTTGGGAGCTGGTCGGTTACAAGCTGGAATCCTCCGACATGGGGATTGACTACGAGACGGACGAGACCAAGAAGGACATTCTGGGGAACACGTTCGTTGAACTGGCTGGCCCCAACCGCTCCTTTGACCTGTCCTCTTGGAATCTGATTCAGGGTTCCAAGCTTCAGGTGGACTGCATGAATGCTCTCCGTTACGAGAACGAGGGCGGCATGGCCTATCTGGAGAGCGGCGGCGACTTCTGCCTTGTGCATCACTACGCCGGGGTTTCCGGTTCTGCGATGCTGGCGGAGCGGTGGAAAGGTTGCTCCATGAAGCCCGGACGTCTGGGCGGCGACGGCGGCGCGAACCTGACCACGGATATCACTGTCACGATGGGCGGCACAAAGGAAATCGGCACGGCGGCTATTTCGTCTGGTGTGATGACCTTCACCAAGACGGACGCCCCGTCCGCTTGGCCTACCAGCCTGAGCTAAAACAAAGGGCCTCTTGACGGAGGCCCTTTTCTTTTAAGGAGGTAAATATGGATTTCAGAACAAGCGCAAAAGTTGTCCGGCTGAACGTGAACGACGACGGGTATTGCATCGAACTTCATACGTCGAGCGACGCGTGGATTAAAAGGTTCCTTGACTTTGCCCGGAATCTGGAAAAGAAAAATGAAAAGCACAAAAACGCGCTGACCGGCGTGGACGATGTTGATGAACACATTAAGCACCTTCTTGAGTTCGACGGTGAAATCAAGGAAGAGTTCGTCAATCTTTTCGGGGAAGGGGCCTACGAAGAGACGTTCGGCTCTGAGCTTGTCGGCGTTGAATATATCGTTGAATTTATCGACGCCTGTATGCCTTTCATCCAGAAGCGCGTGGAAGACAGAAACAAGGCGTTTGAAAAATACAGCCCTGACAAAACGGGCGGTGCCAGATAATGTTCAACATTCTTCTGGATTCTCTTCCAACAGAGTATAACGGCTGGCTCATTCGGACGGACTTCCGTATTGGCGTTCAGATATCACTTGCAATGTCAGACCGGACTCTGAGCGAATCAGACAAGGCGGCTGTCGCGTTTCGCCTTTTGTACGGGAACGGCATCCCGGACACAAAAACGGCGGCAGAAGGCCTTAAGTGGTTTCTTCGCGGAGGGACAGACGAACGGACGGATTTACCGAAAGACAAAGAAACCCCGGCGTTCTACTGGGACTTTGACGCGGGGAGAATCTGGGCGTCGTTCAGAGCTACATACGGCATTGACCTTCACACGGCAAACATGCACTGGTTTGAGTTCTGCAATCTTCTCGCATCCTTGGGAAAGGAAACGTCTTTTTCAAACGCTATGGAGATACGCAGATTTTCAACCAAAGGGTTAAAGGGTGAGGAACGGGCAAAGGTAGCAAAGGCAAAGATGGCGCTTACACCGCCGATTCAAAAGACGGAAGAAGAGAAAAAAGAAGAAAACGCCCTGAAACAAGAAATGGATAACCTTATGGGGACGGTGATGGAGAATGCCCGAAGCTGACGGGTACGTTCGCATTAAGACTGAGTTTGATGACGCTGGCCTTGTAAAAAAGCTGTCTTCCATCAACGAGAAAATCAACCGTCAGATGTTCGCGCTGGAAAAGGCAAGGGGACACGCGGCGTCGCTGGCGGAAGAGCTTAATCGGGTTACGCAACCGGGCTATATGTCAAAAGAAGCGAAGTCTTTTGAAAAAGAGCTTGCGAACGCCGAGAAAACCGTTGCAAAACTGCAACAGCAGTTTGACGCGCTGGCCGACGAACTTGAACAGAAGTCAGAGCTGAATATCAACGGGAACTACGACGAAGAAGTTGCAAGGTTACAGGAAGAGCTTTCCGGCGTCGGTGCCGAACTTGACGCGGCCAAAATGAAAGCCGAAGAATTGCGGGAAGCTCTTGCGGCGGCAAAGGCTGACCCGTCCAATTCCCAAGAGGCACAGGAGCTTGAACGACAGCTCCGTATTGCCGACGAAAACGTAACGCGCCTTGAAGCCGACCTTTCAAACTCGCAGATGGTTCTGGCAATGATGAAGAAACCGGCAGAGGCGGTTAATAACGCAATTCAGAAAACGGCCAAATCTGCTGGAGGATTGTCTGCGTATATCGGCAAGCTTGCAAAGAGGATGCTCCTTCTGTATGCATTCCGGCGCGTGTTTACCTATATCCGAAATTCGATTATGTCCCTGTCGGGCCTGTCTGTCGTTACCGGTGCCTTCACGGATTTCAACAACAAAATCAAAGAAGCGTATTCCTCCAACGAGCAAATTCAGGCGTCGCTTGCGAAGCTCAGGGGCGCGCTTTACACGGCGTTTTCTCCCATTTACAGCGCGGTTGTTCCAGCTATTTCTTCCCTGATTAACTGGCTTGCCAAAGGTATTCAGTACATCGCGGCGTTTTTCTCCGCTATATCCGGGAAATCTCTGAACGAAAGCGCCGAAGGTGCCAAGAACCTTGCCAAAGGCGTTGGAGCGGTTGGAGGCGCGGCGAAACAGGCCAACAAACAGCTTTCAACGTTTGACAAGCTGAATACCCTGTCCGAAGACAGCGGAGGCGGCGGAGGCGGCGGAGGCGGCGGAGGCGGCGCTGACGCCGTTGATTTTGGCATTGAGCCTGACGAAGAAAAGCTGGCGCGGTGGGAAAAATTCGGAGAACGAATCCGCCAAATCATCCAGAATATCAAGGACAAAATCAAGGCGTTCATGGACTTTTGGGACAATGAAGCAACTCCCGGACAGAAAGCCGTTATTCTCATTACCGTTCTTTCTATATTGATACCGCTTCTGTTTACTCTGTTGAGCTGGCCCGTCGCTATGGTTGCCGCCCTTGCGATTCTGATTGTCGTTGTCGAGAAGTATTACGACCAAATCACCGGCTGGCTGTCATCTGCATACGAAAAGGTAAACACGTTCTTCACGAACGCAACGGACAGTATCAAGGAACACATTTCAAACGCACAGCAATGGCTGAATGAACACTTAGGCTGGATAGGACGCATCCTGTCGGCGGTTCTGGACGTTGTTCAGGGTACGTTGCTTGTCTTGTGGCACGCGGTTGAGTCGGCGGTGAAGCTCATTATCAACGTCGTGAACGCCGTTGTACAGACGATTCATGCCATAGCGACTGGAGACTGGAAAAACGCTTGGGAAGCGTGGAAAAAAGTCTTTGTGGACTTGTGGGAAGGCATCAAGAACATCGTCATTGATATCGTTAACATGCTGATTGGTGTGTTTGAAAACTTTATCAACGCGGCGATTTCTTGGATAAACTCTCTTCTTGATGGCGTCAACTTCCTTGGCGGTCTATTCGGCGCGAATTGGGGGCTGGGGCTTGGAGAAGTCCATATCAGTCGTTTTGCTGAGGGCGGAACCCCGGACGCCGGTTCCTTGTTTATCGCCGGTGAAGCTGGGCCGGAGCTGGTCATGTCAAGCGGACACAACAGCGAAGTTGTAAATGAAGCCCAGCTTGTACAGGCATTCCGTCAGGCCAGTTCCGAGCAAGTGGCGCTTATGCAACAGCAGAACAGCCTTCTTGCGGCAATCCTTAACAAAGAATTGACCTTCAAGCCGTCTGCGTCTGCGGGGAGAGCGTTTCAGCAAAGTATCAACCTTTATGCACGGGGGGTAGGATAATGGCGTTTGCAGGGTATCTGATTAGAAAACCGGGAACGTCAACCTACTTCCCGGAAAACCTTATCGTCTGGAGTTCGTATGAATGCACCCCGAACATCCGTCAGGACAAAGACCCGACGCGTGATATCTCCGGGGTGCTACATCGGTCAGTTGTTCCCGCGAGAGCGTCAACGATAAAGTTCACCACTCCGAGCCTTCACTTGTCGGAAAAACAGCAAATTCAAGCGTTCTTCAATGCTTGCATGGTGAACAGCGCGGAACGTAAGGTGCAAGTCGAGTTCTGGGACGATGAAAACAACGTGTACAAGACCGAGTACATGTACATGCCTGACGTGCAGTACCCGATTATGTACCATACGAGTGATGACATTATCTATGCACCGATAGACTATGAGCTTATCGGTTACGGGTACTGAGTATGTGGGACGTATCGAGTACATGGGATACGCTGATGGCGTCAGACCATTACTTTGAATACTGCGTCGCTTTCAACAACGAAACGGCGGCGACGGGGTTTTCAAATTATACGGTTCTGGATATATCAGCAAATTACCATATCTTTTCTGACAATCCGGTTGTGGGCGGCTGTCTGGCGGCGGAGCTTAATGTTTCGTTGCTGAAGCCGTCCACTACTATTCCCAGAATGGCGAAGGTAAGGCCGTATGTCAGGGTAACGAACGGGACTACTTCTTCCGAATGGGTTCCGCAAGGCGTCTTTTACATCGACACCAGAGAAACGACTAACAACAACGACGGTCGGGACATTCTGACCATCCATGCGTATGACGCCATGCTCAAAACGGAAGCGGATTACCCGTCAACGACCCATAGCTGGCCGACTTCCGATATCAACGTGGTTAAAGAGATTGCGCGGGAAATCGGTTTGCAGAGCAGTCTGAACACAACCACTGGCCTTGACGATAGAACG